TTGCAGCTATTCCGGCAACTAATCCCACTCCGGGTATTGCAAAGGTTTTCGCTAAAGTAGAAGCCGCAACCGCAGCCGCACCCATTTGTTGTAATAAGCCTCCTAAAACGCCTAAAATTGCACCGGCCAAAGCCCCCATCATGTTTTTGCCTTCCACTATTGCAGTAGCTAAAGCCATTCCCATGGTTTGCGCTATTTGCCCGAAATTTATTTCAAAAGCAACTTTTAAATTTTCGGTTCCTTTTTTTATGGTTTCAAAATACGATAGCGCTTGCGTTGTGCTTTCTTTAAGCGCGTTGGTGTCTATTCTTAATCCAAATTTATTGACATCAAAAAGCCCCTTAAACAATTCATCACGCTTGCGTTGTGCTTCCTCACCGTTTATTACTTCTACATTTTCAATTTGTAGCCTAGGCGTTATAACCGTTGCCGCTGATTTGCTTTTTTCAGGTGCATTAGGCATTAAAATAGTTTTGTAATCTAAGCCGTTTCCACCTTTTTGACCAATAGCCGAAGCCGCTGCATTTGCCGTTGCCGCTGCATCTACAATCTTTTTGCTTTCTTCAATAGCCAACCTTCTGGCAATAGATAAAGGAGCCGCAATACCGCTTAATGAGGTTTTTATTTGCTCCCATGTGCTTAGGCTTGGCGCAATTTTATTTGCAGCAACTAAAAATGCAACACCTAAAGCCGTAACCGCTGCCGCTGCCGCAATAAATGGATTTGCCAATAAAGCGGTATTAACAGAAACAATTGCAACTCTTAAACCCGCCAAACCTTTAGCCATTAAACCAATAACAATAAGCAGAGGCCCAATGGCCGCAGCAATTCCAGCAATAACAACTATTGTTTTTTTTCCTTCTGGACTTAGATTTTTGAAACCTTTTAAAATGCTGTTTAATTTAGTTACAACCTTAGTAAATAAAGGTAAAATTACCTCGCCAAATAACGCGCCCAATTCCTTCATGCTTTCTTGAAAAACTCGCATTTGGTTTGCGGCCCCATCTGAAGTTCTTGCAAAATCGCCAATTGCATTTTCAGATTTAGCCATTACAAAGGCGTAACGCAATTGTACCTTCTCGGCTTGCGTAAAAGATTTTATGTTTTTTAATGTACCTTGTTCAAGTGCAAACTGCGCTAAATTGGCTTCGGTCATTACAATACCAAGGCGCTTTAAACTTTCGGTTTCGCCGGTAAACACGCCGTTAAGCGCGGTTGTAACTTCTTCTATATTCATGTTCTTAAAAGAAGCTAAATCACCAGCCAATCCGACTAAAGAAGTAGACAATTGAGAAGCCTCAGAAGTGCTGGCTCCCATTGAAGTAGCCATATCGCCAAACAACGCCGCCATGTCTAGGGCCGTACCCTCGGCAATACCAAAACTTTCCAAAGTTGTTTTAGCAAAATCTCGAACCTCATTAGAAGAACCTTTAAAAGCTACATCAACTTTATTAAGGCTTTCTTGAAAATCGGAAGCCATTTTAATTGCAGCGCCCCCGGCTAATATAATTGGAGCCGTTACAAAAAGGCTCATTGATTTGCCTATTTTAGTCGCTGAATCACCAAAAGATTTTAATTTCTTTTCAGCGGCGTTTAATGAAGCGCTTAATTTAGTAGCGTCACCGGTTAATATTACCTTTAATTCATTTGATGCCATATCTAAAAATATATTTTACAAAAATAACCAAAAAAACACAATTTAAAAAAGTAGCTTATTTACTTTAGCCTCAAAAGCCTCTTTTTGCTCTTTTGTGCTTTGCGGTTCTTTGTTTGTTTTGCTCATTGAATCTTGCGGCAAAGGAAACAATTGATCGGGCCGCTTTGCATCGCCTTTTTTAGTTATGTTGGTGTTGTGAATCCACGATGCTAAATACCGCGTCATTTCCCAATTCAAATTTGTTTTTATGATATAACTTTCGCCCAACAAAGCGTTTTCTTTCCATGTTTGGCCCCAAAATTTATGAGGTTCTATTCCGGCTTGTCCAATATAGAAGTCCAATAAGGTGTTCCAATCAATTGGGCTTAGGCTTTTTTTGGTTTTAACGCTCCTTTTGGATCCGCACCCCTTAAACCGCCGTTTAAATCATTGCCTAAAATACGGCTTTGAGCAAGCGCGTTTGTAATATTTGTGAAATCTTCGGTTGTTAATTCATCACACCACGCCCCCACTTTATAGACGTTGTAATCTATTAAATTTCCTTCTTCTTGGTCATAAGCTAATATTCCGGCGTAAACCAAGGCCCTTAATGTATTGAAATTCATTTCGGCGCTAAATACTTTGTCGATTTGGCCTATTGAAATGCCTAATTCATCTGTAAAAGCTGCCCAAAAATTCATTGAAAAGTGCATTGTTCTTTGTTTGCCGCCTAATTTAATAGCGAAAAAACCCCTTTGTTTGTTTACCATTTTTCCTTTTTTAAAATTTAACCAAAAAAAAGGCAGCCTTTATGACCGCCCTTTATATTATTATTTATTGTCAATTATACATTTGCAGATTTTACAATTGCACCGGTAAGAGTGATTAAACCAGAATAAGAAACGGTGCTTTCCATTTCTGCGCTTTGTTCTACTGAAGAAATATAACCTTCAGCGGTATAAATAGCGTCACCAGTTACCGAAGTTCCGAAAACACAAGTTACAACGGTTCTGTTTAAAATATAGTCAATTAATTCAATTGCGCTTGCTGCGTCTGAATAATCAACAAGCCCCTCAAAAGAAATCTCGCCACTTCTAAGTCCTGAAATAACTTCCGAAAAGCCATTGCTATCTTTTGTAGTTGCATCTGGTAAATCGTGTGAAATTGTAAGAGAACATGAAGTTGTATGTCCTATTGTGTCACCTTCTACTTGCAAAAGTAAGTTGGTTCCATTAAATACTCCGGTAGTAGCCATATTTTTAATTTAAAGATTTATTTTTTTGTAAAGATAATATATTTTTTTCTTATTAATTAAAGCCTAATGTTATAACATTTATAAAAGCGATTTTAAGGTCAGAAGTAGTCATTTTTTATTAGTTAGAATTGGTTAGCAAAAGCCATATATATATAGGTTCCTCCGTTTTTATTTATATCAACATCTGCATTTAAAATCTGAAAACTAGTTGCATTAAAATCTACATCATACTCTGTAAGTTCTGCACTTAATGAGTTTGCTATAAGCGTTTTTGTTCTTGGATTAGATGTATTTCTTTTATTGTCTTTTATTATCCAATTTCCTCCGCTTGCATCTGCACTTGTTCTTTTAATCATAACAAAACCTGGTTCAAAATCAGTTGTAACAGTTGGCCCAGTAGCAGAACCATTACCACTATAACTCCCAAACTTACTAAACCCAGCTACAGAGTGAAAGCAGTAGACAATATTTTCTTTTCCGCTTACATTGGTTTGTGAGCCAAAAGCATCGCCTCCTATACCAACTGAAAAAACTGTTGATGTTGGACTTGTATTATTCCAAGCATCTGAATCCGTAGATTCACTAGCTGTTGCATTTAATAACATAAACTTTGTATTTCCTAATGGACTTGCATATATAACCCAATTTTTCCCTGTTGCACTTGAAGAAATTTGTTTGTAAATAATTAATTCAGGAGCAGAACTTAATCCGTGACCTACTGTCGCCGCCGCACCTGTTCCTGTATGTTTTACAACACTAAACCCAGCATCTACATTAGCAGACACATCAGAAGTAATAGAGCCCTCTGTGTTTGTTACAGCAGCACCTCCAGATTTCCAGCACCAAGCTACATAAGTAGCACCGCTATTATTATAAACAGAATCCGTACCTAGTGTAAACCCATCAGAACCAAAAGCAGTTAAACCGTTTGCTTCAGTCGTTTCTGCTGCCGCTGTATTAGATACTAATGCTTTAGTTGTTCCCCTAACAATATCCGTTAATTTATGACTTGTAGCAGCACTTCTACTTTTTATCCATACAAAGTCTGGTTGAAACCCTACACCAGTAATAGATTGAGTAGAACCATTACCTGTATATAAAACAGTATTAAAACTTGCACCACCCCCTTCATCATTGCTTTTTATTAATCTTTTTCCAAACATTTATTGTAAATTAAAGGTTGGTAAATCATAAGTAAGAACCGCTTTCTTTGTAGTTAAAGCCTTTATTTCTGCACCTATTGTATTGCTCTGTGTTCTTAATTCAGCCCTACTATCTATCACTTCTTGTGGTGCAACTTCTCCGCTATCCATTTGCCTAATAACAACCCAATCTGTTTTTTGTAATTGGCTTCCTATAATAGATTTTAAATTATCTATTTTTTGTGTTTTTAACTCTAATAAAGTTTGAACAATAACCCTATCAATAACATCATAAGTATAAACATTATCAACTAATTTAATAGCAGATAAATCTTCTATTCTTGAATCGTATATAGGTGTTACAACATCTAAAAAACCAAAGCCTTCTTTAATGTTAAAATGCGTTCCGTTTTCATCAGTCCAAACACTTGGTATTTTACTAAATGTTTTTATTTCTCCGTTTAAGTTTATTGCTACCATATTATATAGATTTTGATATTGAATACCAGTATTCCGATGCACCAGTTACTACTATTTGTATTAGGTTAGAAACAGTACCATCGTAAACACCCGCAACAGTTGTACCTGCTGGAAGCGTTAAAGCAAAATCTCCAGTAATAACCAAGTCTTTAACCATACCTATATTAGCGTTGGTAAATGTTAAAGTAGTTGCTGCCGTTAAAGTTTTTGTAAATACTTGTGCTGTTGCAAAATCTACCTCTGTGGTTAAAGCTGCACTTGTTTTAAATTCGTTTCCAATTTTTGCGTATGTTACCGAATCGTCCGCAACCGCCACATCAATCCACTCGGTTAAGGTTCCGTCTGAAGCTAAGACCTGCCCGGCGGTTCCTAAGTTTCCTGCACTATCTTTAATGCCGCCTAATGCGTTAAAATCGCCTTCTATTGTTATATTTCCGTTCGTGTCAAAAGCAACCCCCGAAGAATTACCTAAACCGTCGGTGAATAATTTTGGCGTTGATGTTAAAGCGCTATCGTCTATTGTTTTAAGTAAGCCGTCGTAAGTACTTGAAATTGTTTTGCCCGTTAATGAAGCCATATTTTTATTTTTATGTTACAAAGATAATAAACTAAAGACTATTTTTTTATCAAAACAAAATTAAGCAAAACAGAAAATGCCGCCGTAACAATTAACCAAAGAGGCGTTTTATATCTTACAATCTCAATAGCTTGTTTTTCGGTGCTTTTTACTATTGTGCTTTTGTATTTCTTTTCAATAATTTGCACTATGCTATCTAAGTTAATTTTAGCCGTTATAGTGTTGTTTTTGCCCTCTATTGTTATGTTTCCTTGTGCGGTTGCTAATCGCTGCTTAAAAGGCTTTAAAATGCCTAATGTATCGCATGGGCTTTCTATTAAAAAACTATCTCGAACCGCTTTAAAAATATAGCGGTCTTTTGTTATAATAATTGTATCATTTTTGACAATTTCTTTTGTTTGTTTTGTGGTTTTTTTTGCCGCGCAACTGAGAAATAAAAGTAAAAATATTAAACTAAAGTATTTCATTTTTTTTAGGTTTGCTTTTTATCTCTAAATCAAAGCCTTTGGGCGCTAATTTAAGCAGATTTTTAATGGTTTTAACGCTATTAGTTACGTCTTTGTAGCTATCGCCATTAATATCAATTAATTTTTCGCCTAATAATATACACCCCTTAATTTGAAAATGGTAATTTCCCGGGTGAATCAATATAAAAGTTCTATTTTCCACGTCTAAAACATGGTAATGGTTTCCGTATTGGGCGCTCTGCCTATTAACAACCTTATATTCTCCTTCTGGAATACAACTTTTTTGACTTTTATTATCTAGCCAAGGCAACTCTAAATTTTTACAACTAAAAACTTTTTTGTCGTTATTATCAAACAATTCAAATGATCCGGTAACTTGCAAATCTTGGAAATTTTCTCTAATAAGTATAGCTTTCATTTTATAAAATTTTTTGTCTTTATTGTTTTTTAAACTAATGTATATACCTTTTATTGCTTATATATACATAATTGTACTAAATAAGCTAAAATTTTTTGTCTTTATTGTTTTTTATTAATGACCTTAAACCGTCAATGATAGTATCTGGAGCAAATAAAAAACCAATTCCTACAATTAAAAGTATTGCAAATTGAAACACCTTACTATCTTCTACAATAAAAATATAAGTAATTCCAGCCCCTATAATTAAGAGGCCCAATAGCGTGGTTT